TAACTTTCTTACCCGAATATTTAGATTTGTTCGAGTAATTTAATTGCGGATTTTTTTCCTTTTGTTACTCCAAGACCTAATAAAGCAAGTCCTGTCGATGGAATTCCTAGTTTCTTAAGAACTGGCCAAGCCTTTTCTTTGAACTTCATGTATTTAGCATAATCCTTGATTCCACCTTTTAATAAATCTGCTATTTCATGGTGTCCTGTACTTCGTAATGCTTGTTCCATTTCATGAAGAACCAATTGCTTTAATTCACGAGCCTGTGGTGCTAGTAAACGTTCAGCAGCCAAAGGTGATTTAGCTAAATTTCTGGCATGCTGGCCAAGTTGAGACTGTAGAGCAAATGCAGGTTCGTATTCTCCGTTTACTATTCCCTGAATCATTTCTCCTGTAGCATGTGTTTTTGGGAGAAAAGGAGATGTTTCTTGTAACAAGGGATAATTCATTTGAAAATTATTAATTCCGCGTTCATTTATTAATTTCTTTGCTTCTTTTAATTGCCTAGCTGCACCTTTTTGAGTAACTGGGAATTTTCTTAATCCTGACCTTAGCGCAGAAATTCCTCCAATTATTTCAGGAGCATGTTCAAATCCCTTTTGAATAATTTTATCCATAATAGTTTTAGAATCCTTATTTCCACCAAAAACCTCTGAATAATCTTCTGTATCATTAGGCAAATACTCAGACAAAGGCTTTCCTTTTTGCATTTTAGCGCCTGGCAATGAATCCATAATATCGCCAAATGGTTTGGTGGCGCTTTCTAACTGAGCCACAATATCATGAGGAGTATTATGTAAATTTCGTCCAGCATGAGTTAAACCAATCAAAACATTGCGAGGCAATTTTTTCCAAAATCCTTCTGGTTCGGGTAAATTATCTAAAAATTCCCCAGGGTCTTTTTCTTCTTCAACAGGTTTCAACTGATTTTGAAATTCTGCATCAGTATTTTCAACTGGCTTTAAAAGTGAATAATCAAATTTTGATTTAGCCACGTTTCCACCCCTTTGGTAAATGTGCAGCATTTTCCTTTGTTGTTTCAAAACGTTTGCCATTTGGATCAATGACAATAACCACGTTTTCATTTTCATTAGAAGTGTCTGCTAAATCTTCATTTGATTTTTGTTGCTCATAAGAAGCTTGCTGTTCAGGATTATAGTAAAGTTTTTGTGTTGCTGGTGTTCCTTTTCTGGCTTTACTTCTCGCATCTGATAAAAGTTTCTGGTATCTCATAGCTGCTTGTAATTGAGCTGAAGAAGGCAACTGATACTCTTTAATAAACTTTTTTATTAACTTAGGAACATCTTGAGCTTCCAAGGATTCACGAAGCCTATTGTATGTCTGATTTGTTTTACCTGCTTTAAGCGTGGATGCTTCATTGACTGTGGTAGCAGCTAACATTTTTTCAGACAATAAAAAGTCATCAAATAACTTTTTAGCTCTAGGATCGGTTTTGTAATGAGCAGCAGCTTGCTCAAGTCTATCAATAGCACCTTCCCCAGAAAATGGAGCTGCGCCTTTATAAACATACGGATAAAGTTCATTAAACAAAATATTACCTTCCTCTGACTCGCGTTCTTTAGCTGTCAGAGGAATTTCTTTACCTAATGGTTCACCTGTTTGTTCATCAAAAAATTCTTTTTCCCCAACTTTTAATCCTGCTTTAGTGCGTGCTCTAAGATCTCTTAAGTCCTTTTTGGCATCTAATGCAGCATCATATTCTGCTTTAGCATTTAGATATTCTTCGCTATTTTTACCATATTCTTTTTTGATTCTGGCTAAATCAATAGCATGTCTAGCAGGTCCAGTATAAGCCAATCCTACTTGTGGAGGAGCTTTTAAACCCAAAGCTTGATAAGTAAGGCCTCGTTTAATATCTTCAAAATTAAGCCCAGAAGAACCCGTATTTTTATCTTTTGTAGGTTCCTCGTCAGCATAAACAGGTTCACCCTTGGCGTTATACCATTGCTGTCCTACAAGAGACACGCCATCTTTTGGGCGAACCCCAGGAGTAGAATTCGCAGCTATATTGCCTTGTTGTCCAGCTTTTTGGTCGTATTGATTAGCTTGATCTTCATGCAATCCTTGAGCTGCTTTTTCAGCCGCTTCTTTTGAATTATATATGCCTAAATGTTTGCCTGTTTTATGGAATTGTTCTATGGCTTCTTGTGGAGAAAGAATTTTTCCATCATCACTGATTCTTGGAATATTGATATGTTTTCCATCTTCTGATATTCCCATTGTAAAAACTGTACTATAAGTACCATCTGGGTTTTTAACCATTGGGCGATTATTTAAATCAATATTACCTGGAGCAATCATCGAATTTGAATTTTGAACTCCTCCAACTTTTCTTCCTGATTTATTCTCCAAGCCTTGAATCAAATCAAGCTTTTGTTGTAATTGTTGCAACGCATATTGCGGATCGTTTTTATGCTTCCAATTCAATATTTGTTGCTCTAAAAGCTGACGATTCAAACCAGAATTTTCCCCTAAACGCGCCTCTTGTTGTTTTTTAAGAGCAAGTTCTTGGTCAAATTGCTGTTTTTGCATAGCCATTTTCTTTTTGTTCAATAAATCTTGAAACATGGTATCTAAACTGCCAGATAATGCTCCAACTCCTGAACCTGGTAATGGAATAGGTGATGTAACTGGCATATTATCCTCCTGTTGGGCTCCAAGAACCCCGACCAAAACTACCTTGGCCAAAGCCGCCTGTCATATATTGTTCAATAAGTTTTGATATCATACCCACGCCTTTACCAAAAGTTTCACCTGGGGCATTCGTTTTACCAAATTGTACTCCAGCTGAGTTTTCACCCATTCGACCAGCATTTTGACTTTGTGTATTAGCAGCTCCAGCGCCAGTATTGTAGATGTCAGACCCGATACCAATACCCGTCATGTATTTTTTCATCAAATCATCAAGATATTGTTGACGGTCTTTAGCAACAATTCCAGCCGTTCCTCCTTGAATGGCTTGAAGCGCTGGAGTTGAGCCACCTAAACCCATTTGCTGAGCAGCATTAAGCCCACTTTGAGAAGCTTGGGCTTCGGCTTGCTTAGCGGCTTCACTTTCTTGGTAGCTTTTTGTCCATTCGTCTTGCAAAGCAGTAGGATTTAAAAGCTTATCCATGGCTCCTGAATATTTACCATAGGTTTCTTGGCCATTCTGGTTATAGGGCTGCAAATAGCCTTGACCTTGATTGTAATACTTATCAAGCTGTCCTTGGGCTGCATCGTAACCTCTTTCTGGATGTAAAAAACTTGATAGCCAGCTCATAACATCATCTCCTTAGGGGTATGCGGTCGTAGTGAACTTGACTAGAGACCCACTGATTCTGCCTACATATTCGTTATTGGTTGAGTCGTACAGCAAAACGCCATCTGTTAATACGGGAGGCGTTGCGGCTTGCATTGCTGTTATTTGCGCAGCCGTATAACTTTGTGCGGTTAATAAATTGAAATAGCCTTGTATGTCCTGGATGTCTTCATTAAGTACGTTTACAAGCACTGCAAGCCACGTTGCAAAAGCGGGCTCAAAATCCTCATTTAAAATCGGTGAGGCATCAATTCGGTCTATGAAAATGGTAGCCATTAGTTAGCCCCTCCACTTGCACGCCTTGTATTTCGTACTCCTCCTAGTATAACAATGGGTGCCGAACTTACACAAACAAGCTTGTATCTGCGATTTCTGCTTACAGACAATTCATACCAGCGCATGCGCCATCTGTAATAGCCTAGTGGACTAAATTCTCGTAAATCCGCGGTAAGGTAAGATATGCCACCATCATCGCTATAATAAAGCTCAATATGAGGTTTAAATAAGGCGTTATAGTGGTTATCGTCAAACGTAGGTGTGTTAGTGCCATCTTTAATGATAAACGTTTGGTCATCTTCTTCAACCATATAAACAGGGCTTCCATCCGTGCCAGGCGTTTCGCCAATAATGAAAGTTGTATTAAGAAAGGGCGCGTTGCTACGATAAAACGTCTGATCGCCAAATACAAAGTCAATTTCCACGTAATCATCAATAAACTCCGAATAGTCTTCTTCAAAAATAGGAGGGGTTACGAGCTCATAACGCATGGGGTATCTAAGAAACGCATCGGCAGCCTGAATGTCTGGTTGATTAGGATTTCTCAATTCATTGTAATAAATATTACCAGCCATCTCATAAATTGCAGGGTCTCCCTGAACGATGACTAAATGCTTATTACTGAAATAAACGTGTTTCTGAATACGGCATCTACTGCCATTGAGTTCAATAACCCGCGCCCATTTTTTAGTCTCAAAATTATATTCAAGTGAGTTGGCAAAGGTCGTTGGGTCAAGTAATTCGGTATTGTCATAGATTCCAGCTGATACGCGATAAAAAATCGTGTTCTCATATTGATATAAGAAGCCGTCGGTTGTGTTTCTCAAGAATGGAGACAGCCCATTATCATCATCGGCTGCATTTTCAAGCAGCACATTGATTGCTTGAGAGGATATATCAACAGGCTGCCCACCATCGGAGGCCATAAAAGACACCAAGCCATTTGCGTTTTTACCGAGCCAAACCATACGCCCAAAATCTACAGAAAGACTCAAAGGGTCAGCTATACCGTAATCCCAATTGTAAGAGGTGTTAATCTTCCAAGGGAATTCTCGAATCGTTCCCGCAACATCAATTTGTGTGGCAATATTTGCCCAAATGTCAGTCGTAAAGTCAGTAAATATGTATAATTGCGTGTGTAATACCGCATAAGACCTTACTATCCCAGAGGAACTGAAAAACAGGGGGAATCCAGGTCCTCCATCGGGGATAGTAAAAATCTTAGTTGGATCAACCGGAGGGGAGCCTCCCAAGTTAATTTGAGTTAGATAATTAATGTTTGTTCCCATCTGACTTACAATAAATCGGCTACCGAAGGCAGCGACATATTGAGGCTTTGTTGGGCCATTTGGGTCAGTAGAAACGGTCATTGTGACCGATGTGCCAATTTCAGTGATTATATAAACATGAACGCCATTCGTAAGAAGCGCATAAACCGCATTCCCCACGGTCAAATAGGCAAACCAAAGCTCTCCCGTTAATTCAATACTGCCAATATTTTGCGCATTAAAAGCTCTGTCATAGGCTATGACTTGGGTGCCTTCAATTACATAAAGCCAGTCAATGGTGCGAAACTCATCCCTGGGCTCTGTATCAAACACCAAGCGATTTTGATTGCGATAATGTACGTGCTTTCTGCCCATTGCTGGGTACATTGCTTGCTGTTTTTTGCCACTTTCTATTTGAATTCCATACCAGTTTGCGCAGTCCATAGAGCCAAATTGCGTAAAGCGCTGTACATCGTAATAGCAAAAAATAGGAAGCGGTTTAATAGGCATTAAATACCTGCCCTGACGCGCCAAGCGCCATTTAATAAGGATTGCTCATCCCCAGTAATTGAAAGATTGACCTCAGAAGTTGACACCATAATGTCATAAGCTTCCATATAGCGAGCTTCTAATTTATCCGTCCAGGCATCGGCGCGCCCTTTGAACATACAAACATCACGCGCGCCCGCCAGCAATAAAAATCGTATGAAATATTGAGGTAAATTGGACATATCAGAGTCTTTGGTATAATCCGATAATTGGAATTTTCCTCGGCAAAAGAAGTCAAAGAACTGGCTAGGTGCAGGATAAAGCCTAATATCAACATATTCCGTTTCAGCAAAAGTAATTGCAAAGCGTGGCAAGCCTTTTAAGGGCTCATATTTCCAAGCAGCTAGAAAATCATCACGGGATTTGTCAATTAAGGGGTAAGTCACTCCGCTTAAGGTAAGCCACGCATTATCTAAATTAGCCAGCCGACCCTCTTTGATAAAAACAATGTTTGGAATCACTATAGGCTGAATAAATTGCAGGGTTGAGGGGCCTGTAATCGTTGCTGAATTGTTTAAGGTGACTAAATTACCATCAATTGCAAGAATTATGCTATTTGCAGGGATTCCGTTTCCTGTTACTTGCTCACCAGGGTTGTAAAGCGTTCCATCGGCTACCGTAAAAGAAGGTGACATCGTGGTCAAAACCACAATTTCACGCATGACTGTGTCAGTAGGATAGTTATTTCCTACAAAACGAATCGTATCAATCCCATTATTAATAGGACAGGTCAAAGTTTTAGCAATAGTCAGCATTTGACCATTGCCTGCATAGGCTTGCATGAGCTGATTTAAAACCTGTAAACACAGTTTTTCATCATCACCGTGAAGAGGTGTAGTAGGATTAGACGCGTTAATCAAACGGTACATTTGAAAAGCGTAGTCTCGGAATGTGTAGGACATTATCCCTCCGTTTTTTTACGGGGTTTTTTAGGTGCCTCTGCTTCCTCTTTAGTTGCAAACCAAGTATCGCTATTGGTGTATATATCGAATTCTTCCCAGGATTCGGCAATTTTTGATTGCCCATCTGAGCTATAGATAAAGGCTCTAAAGCCTCTTTTTGGTACCGCTCTGCCTAGATATGTGACTAACTCTTCATTCTGGTGCTCTTGCATCATTAACCCCTGTAATATGTTTTTATTTAAGATATTTAATTGCTTTCATCAGCAACAGAACATCATCCATAAAATAACTAATTCCTAAATTACACGTTCTGCAAAGCAATCCTCTTACGCGTAAAGTTGTATGACAATGGTCAACGGATAGTCTTCTATTTTTTTCTTCTTGACCACAAATCGCACATAAACCTTTTTGCTTCTTAAATAATTCTTCATATTCTTCAAAAGATAATTGGAACTTTGATTTCATTTTATTGAGATAATGTTTTTGTTGATTATCTCGCTTCCAATCTCGGCTTTTAGTCCTATTACAATTTTTGCAATACGGGTATAAATAACCTGTCTTTTGTAAATAAAAATTATCTTTGCTTTGTTCTATTCCGCATTTCTTACAAATTTTCATAAAATCCCCTATATTATGGTAACTAAATTTTACCACAATATAAGGGAAACAGCTTTAGGACATAATCATCACAGCGAATTCAGGGTTAATTGCTACCCCGCAAATCACGTCAATACGGTCTAACTGTTCATAGTTTCTAATGTCCGCACCCAAAGAGTAGGTCATTGAAAGTTTGTACAGGTCAGAGTATCGAGTCACCGCTTCCACACCGCCTCTCAATTCCTTGATAGGAGGAGCAGCAAAAACCACGGCTTGAGTGTGATAAGCCAAAGACACGTTATGAGAAGCGTAAAGCAACATTTGAGCGCCGTTTGGAATAGCAGCAGAGATGTTTTGACGAGCGCCATCAATAACGATTGTTGGGTTCACAGGGATATCAGCGGTTGAACCGTTGGCAGAGATTACTTGCGCGGTAACAACGAACTGAGCAGGAGCTTCGTAAATAGGCTCGTAGGTCAGTGGGTTGACTGCGTACACGCCAGCAGCAGGTGCCACTTGGATAATATCGCCTAAGTTAAATACCACTGTTCCAGGAGCTTGACCTAATCCAGTTACAGAGATTGTATTGCCGCCAACGATTGGGCCATTGGTTACAGTACCAGCAAGCAACATACCAGCAGGAGGAGAGCCCCCAAGCTGGCCTGCGCCCGCGATTTGTCTTTGTAAGAAGTTAGTTTTAAAGAAGTCAAAACCAGACAAGTGACCAATAAATCCGTCAATCAAAGCACCAGTGTTCACAGTGTTATTGAAGACGTTGTATAGGTTGTTATTTAGGTTTGCTGAGACTCTTGGAGGCACACCGGAGAAGCGTTTCCCATCTTCTGGAATACCTAGCTGAGTCATTAAAGCATCAGCGGTTAATATGGTATTGAAGTCAACAGGCACTCCAGGAGTACCGACCGAGTTATAAACTTGAGTCTGGAACGTATCAGCAATGAAGTTTTCGACTAAGTTCGCTAATCTCTTAGCACGAGGCGCGTTCGCCATCTCTAGGTAGGGCTCATCCCTCGCACGATCGAAGGTCAGGTTAAAGCCTGTGTACTCAATCATTGTGCGGAATTGTTTCGAGATTGTTAAGGGTCTGATTACCTGAACACGAGCTTCGGCTGTAGCGGTTGCGCCTTCACCAGCAAGGTAGCGTTCTTCTAAGCGGTAATCGATTGTTTGACCAGTTGCGAATCTTAAGTTCTTAAAATCGCCTTCGAGGTTTCTATTAGCAGTTCTAGCAAAGGCTAGAGAGTTCCAGAAGCGTACAAATACGTCATCTAGAACGTACTGGGTTTCTTGAAAAATATTTGGCATTTGCAGTCTCCCTGACCGAACAAATGTTTATTAATTACTCAAGCATCATGCTTAAGTGCCTAACTACCATTTGTCCGGCGGGAGACTAAGTACACGCCACTACGTTTTAAATCTTAAATCTTGGCTGACGGAAAGCCTATACACGTCTGTTACATCATTGAATCCAGCTTACAACGTGATTTGGATTCCGTCAAATCGTCACATAATTAACTTTTCAAAAAGGCAATAGCTTGTGCCACTGCGTTTGTGATTTCTACTAATAAAGAAATTAAGGCCAAATCATCAAAATCATGATTGCGAAGATTAGCAGCTGCTTTTTCTAAATATTCCGCAAGAAAATCTGTATGGTCTGGCAATTTCAAGAACCCGCTTACTTCTTGCATAGATTGCTTTAATTGCCTTTGAACTGATTTTTCTCGCACAATTTCCGCATGGGCTTTGATGTTATTTGTTGAAGGGCATTCGTTGGCTAATTTATAAAGATAAGAAGTCTCTAGACCAGCCATTTGAAAATCATCAACTAACATTGGAATATCTACCGCATGATGTTTTTTATACAGTCTAATCATTGCCTCATATATAGCTTGATGAAAATCAACAGCGAAGTCACTTGGCATTAAAATATCTCGAATTGCTCTTAATGAGCTGTTATCAAGCAATATTGCACCTAAAATTGTTTTCTCTGATTCTATTGCTGCACTTACTTCGCTCATCTTCCACCCCTTTTCTGATTAAATAACGCTTTTTTCTTAGCATCGGCTTTAGCAATTAAATCCTCAATACTCGGCTCTTTCTTCTTCTGAGGGCTAGGCATTGAAGCATCATCACGGCTTTTGCTCACGGGTCTTGGTGCTTTGGTGCCTGGTGCTGTTTTTCTCATACGCTCCTCAAGTCTTCCCATTTCCATGATTTGTACTGCGGGATCTGCAATTTGGGATATTCGAGCAAGTTCTGCCGGATGACGTTTAGACGCTGCATAAATAAAGGCTGCTGGGTCTGACAATCCGCGCAGGGCATAGGTCATTGGGTCTGTGACAGGCTGTGACGAAACGACTTCTCTAAAGTCAGAAAAGCGACTCATGCCACGGGTAAATTTGTCTTCAAACTCAGCTTGGTGCGCTTGGTCTCTTTCTTGCTGTTGCTGCTGGGCCTGCTTTTGACCAATCTTTGAGACGGTTTTCTCGACAAACTTTTCTAGCTGAATTTCCCATGATTCCTCTGAATCGGGGTTGTAGTCAAATCCCTGTGCTTGCTGTGCCACTTGTTGCTGTGTAGGCTGCTGCTGATTCTGATTATTACCCCGAGCAAGCCTTTCACGAATTGCTTTGTTGATGCGCTCATTGACTTCTTCTTCTGTATACGTTTTAGAAGGTGTTTTAGTATTGCCATAATCGTCGTATTCAGGCTCTTTTTTCTTTTCAGGCTCTTCATTGTCGGACTCATCTTTAAGACTCCTGGACTCTTTTTGTTCATCTGGTTCGCTTGGTTCCTCCGGTTCCCTCTGCTCCTCTGGCTCCTCGTAAGAGACTTCTGGCGTTGTTTCCTCAGCCTCTTCATACCTACTTTCAGGCGCTTGTGGTGTAGATGGCGTGCCCCCTCCTAGTAACAATTCATCTATATTGCTCACTTCTGTAGCCATAACATCTCCCTGTCATTTGCTATTGAATTTTGTGCGTTAGAATCCTCACCAAGTTGTCAGCGTGAGCGATTGCTTCGTCACTCTGAGTGCGTTGCGTCTCGGCCAGGTACCGCAATTCCTGTGCTTGTATGCTGCCCGCGACTTCTACTTTTTCGGCCTCAAGTTTTTGTAACTCGACTTGAGCGTCCATGATTATTTTTTGCTGCTTGAGTTTTATCTCCTCCTCTTTGATTTGAACTTCTTTGGCTTGTAGCTGCATTTGCATTTGTTGCATTTGCATTTGCTGTTGCATCATCATTTGTTCAGGCGTTGGTTGCCCGCTTTCGTGTGGCATCTTGCCTGTTTTTCCGGCCTGGATAATTTCAGGAGGAACAATCGTTTTTAATCGGTTTTTGATTTCGAGGTTGTTGGCGAGGGGCAAATTGTCTGCGTAGAGGTCTGCAATGAGCTTGAATGTTTCAGGGTCAGCTTGAAGTACCTCCCGCAATGACTGCAACGCTTGTTCCTTTTGTCCTTCGAAACTTGGTCCGGCTTTGAGTCTGACTTCATAGGTTCCTTTTCGTATGTCATTTTCGATAAGCTCCCCATATTCATCCATTTGCTTATTGACAGTGATATTTTTAATACCTTCATCCGGCATCATTAAGGTAATTACCCGCTCTGAGTCATAAACGCGCGGAATCATTTCATTAACGATTGAACCGCCTGTTGTGATAGCTCGGTTAATTGAATTGAAAAAGCAGTAAGTGGAGTAAGAGCCTTGACGGGTACGTGCATCAATTGCACTGCCAGAAACCTCGTTTCCTTGCTGGCCTAGCTGCGTAGGATATAAGCCAGTAGCCAAATACAAGTCTTGGATTGCGACTTCATATTGTTGCAGCAATGAGGCTGAAAGCTCAGGCGGTCTTAATTGCTCAGGTTTTGCACCGCTTGGCGTTTCGTCATAATACAAACCGCCTTGAATAGAGTTAGGGTCACGCCACATTCTTTGAGTATCCATGCCCGCAGCATTCTTTTTACTGAGCAAGAATTGGTCATAACGTGATACTTTGAGGATAAATGCGGATTGCGTGCGAATGTAGTTGATATAGCGCTGAGTATCTCGGCAATCGCCAAAGAACGACCTGCATACTTGCTTGCCTGTTTTGTCATAGAATGAGTTTTGGTCAACGAACACAACGGGCAACTGGTCTGCGGGGAACTCGCCCTCTTCTAGAATGTAATCACCAGCAATCTTGTAATGCCATATTTTATAAGACTTGAACGAGCGTTTATCTTCAATGCGCACGGGCTGCCCATCATCCCAAATGGTCATGCGATTTTCTGGGAATTCTTCCTCATCTTCAGTGAGTTCTTCCTGTTCGCTTGGTGCTTCCATGACTCCATTATCGCCAGTCGTTGGCACGCCTTGGGCTTCATTGGGAGAGTTTGGCAAGGTTTGGGCATCATTGGGCATGCCTTGCGCCATTGGTGGAGCTGCTTGGCCTTGTGGCTGCATGGGCGTACCGTATTCATCCATTGGTTGTTGCTGCGACATCTGCATTTGCAACATTTCCATGCGCTGTTCTTCTGCGCGGTCATTCATCTCAATGGATTTTTCTATCAGCTCGTCAAGCTCTTCCTGGTTATAGCTCTTGCCGTTTGACATCTTATAAAGCGTGTCTTTCTCAAACTTGCGTACAAAATGGTCAAGGATTGTAATCCCGTCATTATCTGCCCAGGTAAAAGGGTCTTCGCTTTGGTCTGGCTGCACAGCCAGGGCTATATCTTCGGCTGATTGCGTCACACTAAAGACTTTCTGGATTTTCTCCTCTAAGTCTTTGCCGTAGATTTCGCGGAATTTAGGCCGAGTCATGCGGGTTATGTAACCGCAGTGCATACCGTCTGTTTTATTCGGAGTTTCAGAGCCTAAATCGAAGTAAGCACGTGTTGCATCTTTGAAATGACCGTAGCAAATATCTAGATCAAATGAGCGTTGATGCGTGTAATCGGTGCCAATATAGAACGCGCTATAGCCTCCTATAGCTGCTTGACCCGCTGCTACCTGGTAAGTAATAGTCGCATCGGTTGAGAACATGATGTCTTTGACTATGAGCTCTCGCAAATGGGCTGTGCGCTCATCACAATTGGTCATAGGCACGACTTGCAATTGTGGGGTATTTTGCTGCTGCTCCCCAAGCAAAGAGTTCGCCATTGCACCGAGTTTGTTTGCGACCATCGGCACTTTGCGGAACGTCTTAATCATGTCGTCCTCTTCCTCGTCAGTCCATTGCTGGCCGAGTACAAAGGTATGCATCTCGTGATATTGGTCTATGTTCCACTTAAACCCTTCACGAAACTTTTCACAAGCCAACCGCGCTTCATGCGCGATTTTCTCCGCTTTCTTAACCATGCTAAATCCTTTTAGTTAGGTTGTTTTTTTAAATCAATCTTCCTGCGCTGCTCTCCGGTATGTAATTAGGTTGATAGGTGGATGTTCCTGCGTGCTGACCGTATGCAAAGGTAATCATTAATGCATCGGCCTTATCTGGGCTGTTCATGCCTCGTTTCTTGGCATCCTTCTTGCTTTCAATCACCAAGCGCCCTGAGCTGTTGTACTCGTAGCCCAGACCGCAAAGCTCTTTCTGCAATTCGGGGTCGTCTGGAATTTGTACTGGCATATCCTGATTAAACCAGTCTCGCATCTCGTTCCAGAGTTCAGCCCGAAGGTTTAAGAAGTGTTCGGGATTATTAGCAGTCCGCGACACATTCACACCAATAACGCACTCATAGCCCATTTCGTGCAATCTATCTACCACGCCCGCGCCTATGCCTATGCAGTCTATGAACACCTTGTGAGGGTGTTCGCGGTCGATAATCATCTTGATTTTTCCGACCAGCTGCATTGTGTCCAATCCTTGGAACGATTCGCATTTATACGCCTGGCGCCCTTTTCTCCTTATAATTGTACTTTTATCAACCCCGCCTCGTGCTGGGTCAACTCCAATTAACAAGGCCGAGCTTGATTCAACTTTGGCCTTGCGTGCTCTCTGAACAGGTTCAACGGTGATGAATGTATCGGTTATCGAGTTAATAAACGCCTCTTCGTCTGTGAAGGGGTACTCTTGACTGAAACCTTTACATTTTTGCGTGTAATCGCCGTCAAAATCAGAAAGCTTTGTTCTTCTCCAAGCTAGATGTTTCGCTGTTAAGCCGTCCTGGCTATACAACATCATCCAGTCTTTTTCCTCGTCTGTTAGCTCGATGCCCTCAGCCGAGCGCGTATACTCATCTTGCCAGTACCACGGTACAAATATGTTTATGTAATCGCTCTTTCCCTCTTTAGCATCTTGCCAATCTAAGTAAAAAGCGTTTGCAATTCCGTTGGCAGTAGACTCCTTAATCTTCTCGGTTCCTGGAATGTCCGCAACCGTTTGTTCAATCCCGCGCTTAATCTCGATATGGTTATCATAGAAAGCGTACTCGGATAGGTGCATCAACTGATTAGTCATTGAGCGCCCTATCTCTTTACTTCCAGCCGTTCCCACGCGATAGCCTGAGTTCAGTTTGTTAAATAGCAATTGGTTTTCGTTATCTTTATCGGGTTTGGGTGCAAGCCCAGGCGGTAAGTTGTGGTTATAGCGCTTGGTCATTGCAAATAAGCTGCGTGTTGCGTCTCCCATGTGAGTCAGGATAAAGGCTTGTGTTCCTGGTAGCGTTAAGGCTTTATGAAAGTAGCGCCCTGATATGTAGGTGCTTATTCCCTGCTGCCTTCCCTTTAAAACATTGGCTCTAACATATCCTAATTTTACGAGCTGCTCTTCAAGCTTGCTGTGTACGTGCTTTTGAGCGCGATTAAATTCAAACGGGATTAAATTACCTGATTTGTCGGCAATCTTAAAAAAGCTGGGTGCAAACTCTTCAAGGTCATAAATATTAATCATGTTTAATCTTTAGCTCACCGGATATAATTTTCTCCAAAATGGATTTATCCCCTTCTGGCCCTTCCTCTTTCTTCCCATCTCCATATTGTTTGGGCAAAAGCTTCATAGCGAGCCATTTGCGCGTGTCAATGCGCAGACGTGCGCGCGCCACAAATTCAGTGTTTAAATATTCGTCACCTGTCTCTGGATTTACTTTGATATCTCTTGAATCATCATCCGCAATTTCAAGGCATTCTTCGGCCAATAAATCAGCCTGTACAAGCTTGGCCTGTGCGTAATGGGTAGAAAAATCTGGGTATTTATAGCGCCAAAGATTGACCGTGAACTTTGTGGGCAAATCATCGTAATACTCACAAAGTTTGTTTAATCCCCAAGTATGAGTTGCTACCCTTTCACAAATCAGGGTAGCTAAATCGGGGTTGTATTTGGTAGGCCTGCCCCGTTTTGCCATGGCTTAAGGCCCTGCTTGCTCGTTGCGTTTCTCGCCACGCATTCCGCCACCAGCTTCACCAGGTTCGCAATACTTGGGTTGTTGACGGTTTTGTTCGTTAACCATCTTACCGTACATGGAAGGCACGCCATTGTAATGGGTGTTCTCTTTCTCTTCGGTATAGTCTTTAACTTCGCTCATGATAAGCGCTCCTTGTAATAGTCATTAATCGATTAATAACTCGCGGGCAAATCCTTTGCACCACTTGAATTAAAGATATCACATTGGATGTTATCCACAAAATCAGTGAATAAGTGTGGGGATAAGTCAAAAAAAGAACAAACGCAAGGTTTACATGATGTTTTTTTATGTGTGTGCAAACCGTATGAAAATAATTTATGAAAAGTGTTGACATGCCAAGACTTGCCATATACCATAAACTCATCTTGATTAAATGAGGAAATAAAATGCACATAAATGACGCGATAAAAATTTTGGGGATTTCCGGCCAATACAATCCAGAAATTGTAAAAGCTGCCTATAGAAAAGCCTGTTCTTTATATCATCCAGATAGAAATCCAGCTGGTTTGGAGATGATGAAGTTAGTTAATTTAGCGTATGAGGCTTTACAGGAATGCACAGGAGAGGCGATCGACACAGAAGGAACCCAAAGGTACGGGGATGATATCAACGCAGCTCTAAACGCGATTATGGGCCTAGGATTTGATATTGAGATTTGCGGGGCTTGGATTTGGTTGCATGGAGATACAAGACCACACAAAGAGCGCTTGAAAGAAGCGGGTTTTATGTGGGCTCCTAAAAAGAAACTTTGGTATTTCAGACCAGCGGATTATAAATCAAGAGGGAGAGGTAAGTTTTCAATGGATGAGATAAGAGCAGCACACGGAAGTCAGAAGGTAACAGAGAAAGAGCGTAACAAACTGAGGGCTGCATAAGCAGTCCTACAACTAGGAGAGAAAAGCATGTACGTATATATCCAAACAGAAACATATCCCGATTTATGGACAGTGGGCTTTTATACCCCAGAGGGAAAGTTTTACCCAGAAAGCGACCACACAGACAGAGAAGAGGCAGCGAAGCGGACAGCGTGGATAAATGGCCAGAAGCTAGTTAGCTATGACCCTGACGCAATTAACGAATAGGAGCAAGAAAAATGAACATGCCATGCAGAATTACTGACGAGCAAGTATGCAATCCCTGGGAGGATGTGGATAATACATCCCCCGAGCGAACTATACACGATTTAACCTTAGCGGAGTTGATGGGTGATGACCATTCGATATGGCTAGGTAAAAACAAACAGTTCGGGTTCGTCCTTGAGATAGAAAACGAAGAGGGCTTTACAATCATAGAAAAATGCATTCACCCCTACGCAGCCGAAAGTTTAGCATCTTTTTGTCGCAGGTATCTCAATTTCTATGAAAAATTAGAGGCTGCATGATATATCGTTATGTGTATGTAATTACAGAGGACTGTAAGGACAATTGGAGGTATGACATATACCAAGGCTACAAACTCGTTGTTTCGGGGGCTGAGTATTTCAGCTCTCAAATGCGAGCGACTTTTGCGGCCATAGGTCATATTGTTTTATTGGAGAAACGGGAGGAAGCCATGCGAGTATGGATAGTCACCAGAAAAATTGAGAATGACTGGGATGAAATAGAGGCGGTATTTCTAAACCAAACCAAAGCAAATGAACACATCAAGGTTTTAGAAACTGATTTTCCGCATGAGGAATTTGATGTGCAAACTAAGAGGGTTACGGAATGAGCGAAGACAAAGCAACAAAGGAGTTTTTAGAGAACGTATCTTTCGTGCTTGGGATAGTACACGGAGGCATAGCAGAAATATTGCGGGGAAGTGATGACCAGATGAGAGCAAAGCTTACGGATTTATTCCATAAGCTCTCAAAAGATGTGGAAAGTTTGTATTATTCACAGCCTAAGCAATAACGCTTACTTCCTTCGCACAAGCGCCTTTAGGTGACGTTCCAGCAGTGAATTGCACCTTTTGGCCTTCTCGAAGGGTTTTAAAGCCCGTTCCTTGAATCTCACTAAAGTACACAAAATAATCTTTGTTATCAGACGCAATAAACCCGTACCCTTTCGCTTCATTAAACCATTTTACCGTTCCAGTTTGCATTCTCTCATCCCTAAGTTAGTATTTAAATCCCGTCATTGGTTCGGTATTGCCGTTTGCATAATCGGCCATCCCGTTTGCTTTCCAGACCTTCACATGGCAAGTTAAAGCCTCAATGCTTAGGTCTCCGTTCATCATATCCTGTTTATCATCTTCGCTCAAAAGTCGAGTCGCAATCAATTTTGGGCTTACACCAACCTCAAAACCTATTTTACTTAGAATTCGCTTGCACTCTTCCTTGGTCGGCATTTAAAAACTCCTGTTCACGAGCATATATAGCTAGAGCCCTTTCTCTAGTCTCAATTTTAGTAAACCAATTTTCTAGAGGTATTGATTTGCTCATGGTCTGAAGCCAGTGCTTGTAATCAGCAAGGAGAGCTTCTTCTTCTTCGGTAAATAACTTCACAACAGTAGTTTTCTTTCCTGCATGAGAATCGATTTGCGGGTAATTTTCTGGTTTTTCTCTTTTTAGCCACTTAACGAATTTATCTTTTGTAGCCCACAAGCTTTTTTGTTCGTAATGGTCTTTGCAATCATCGAAAATTTGATTGATGGTGACGGTTCTCCCTTCGAACTTGGACTTAAACAATTCTTGAGCTTCAGCGCAGTTAAGGGCTTTTTCTTCCGCTTTGTCTTTTTTAAGTTTTTTTAAATTTGTGTGTGCTGCGGGTTCTTCAGAATCCCCCACACAAGTATTTGGATCGGTATCTGGATCAGTATCTGGTATAGGTGTCACAGATCTGAAAAATCCATTCCACAGATCTGTTATTTCGATTTCACAGATCTGTGAAATGCTATCCATTATTCTTTTTTTGTTCTTTTTGCTCAATAAATGTTGAAAATAAAAATAGGCTTTTGGGTTCAGTGCGTACCAGCAAGTGCGGTCATACTCAGTCTGGTTATAGTTTCCTTTGACAACTAGACCTTCTTTAACTGAATTATTTATGATTGTCTCAAGCTGTCGTTTGCTGTAATAAGGAAAGTACTCGCCTAGAGACTCTAAAGTGTCATAACACCACACACGGCCGTCATGAATATGTTTTTCATGAGCAAGATTTTTTTCGGTCCAAAAGGAAAGATGGTTTAGCCAAATAGCCATATCAGGAGAATAATCAATAGCAATCCCTACATTAAAAGCATGGGAACGCGTATCAATCGTTTTTGCTGTATGGATTATTTTTGTTCTGATTTTTTTAATGCTTTTAGGTTTGATGTTATGGGCTGACATGGTATAATCTCTCCGTTAATGGTCTGCGCGACTCGTTAATTGTTCTCGGCTAGAAGAACGCTTTAAGGATGTACCTTACTTGCTTGTTACAAGTGAGGCTAAGGGCTAGGATGCCCTAAATTTATTAATCTTTCTCATCATCAATAATAGCCTGTAAAATAGCACAAAATTCAATATACTCTTGATATTCATTAATCAATTTCAATCTTTCGTAGACATGGCGAACTTCATTATATAATGTAATCGGGCATTTTATATAATCGTTATTAAGCTTTAAATCGACCATAGAAGCCCAATCTTTAACCATACATTTATATTTATTCATCATCTCAACTAAATCAGGAGTTTCGATAGCTTTTTTCAATTCTTCTAATTCATTTTCTGCCTTTGTCATGTTATCTTATTCCTGTAGTTGGTTATTATTCATGATTAAAATTCCCTTGATGAGTTGTAGATACGAAAAAGCCCGTTGGTGTCTCCACTTTCGGGCTTTTAATCTAAATTTCTTGCTCTTGTTCTACCTCATTAATTAATTCCCTCATCCATTCTTCAACAATGTGTATTTCTTTAATGCTAAAAGTAAGCAGGTTTGGGTTCTTTGGGTCTCGGTCATGAACCGAGTTAGCAACGCGCTCTAAAAGCTGCACGGATTTAGCATAAATATCGATATACATTAAATCTCCTTTGCTGATTACTACTCCTATTTCAAGAGATACATCACAAACAAATTTACAACACTGGCAATCACAAAGCCAATAAAGCAGCCTCTACTTACGCCAGCGTTATAGGAATTTCTGACCAAAAGTTTAATGATATGCTCAAAATCCTGTGCAGGAACTATTAAATTTATCTCCTCTTTCTTCTCTGGAAACTCAATTACTTTGTTCATTCTGTACATCCTTAATTTGTTTCTTTAGCAATAAAATAAACTTCCGTGCTGGTATCTCAAGCACCATTAACCATATTCCAATTAGCACGCCCAGGGTCACTAAAATCATCCATAATGGCAGAATGAAATTGCTTATAACCCACGGTAAAATAATCCCTGTAGTAATTAATAAAAAAACCAGAATTCCTATCCCTTGAAAAACGTATCTCATTTTTATTTCCCTATGTTAATAAATGGAACCGCGTTTGAGGTGTTTGTTTTAGGCAATTGCCCATCC